CGGTGTTATCATTTTTATAAAAGTACACCCCGCCATCCTCTAGAGCCTGAATATACCCTCCACCAGTTGGCCCGCCAGGTTTGAGGCGTATTGACGCTTGCTGCCCAGTAGCTGCACTTGTGTCATAGGCTGTATCTATTTTTCCGCCATGCTCTCCCATCTCAAGAACTGCTGCATCATTTAACCCTATAATCTTACCGGCTTTGATCAAAAGTCCTTCGATAGTAGCTCCAGCAAGTAGTTGAGCCATGATCGTAGGACTATATAGGCCAGTAGCCGATATATGAGTCAAATATCCTTCAAGACTTGATATGTCATTAATGTCTGGGTTCCAGTTTATATCCTTAGCCCCAACATCCTCTGCAGTTGGAGGATTAATAGCGTTCCAATCAATGACTGACCCCTCTAACATTTGCACAACAGCAGATATTAAGAGCTTGCGAGTTACACCATCCAACTTTAATATTGGCAATCCCGCTTCATCAGTCATTTCAATAGTATCGCTATTGAGAATAAGCTTTCCAGATCCATCTGACTTTTCAATTTCTATACCCTTAGCCTTACCAATAGTTATCCCATAATATGGTTGATCCTCTATAAGATAAGCTTCCGTTAGAGTACTAAGTTTTAAGTTATCGCAATATAAAGGACTTGTAATACCATGTGTAATAATCTGCATAGTAATAGTATCCATATTGACTGTATCTCTGATATGAATTACCGCATTTGTGCGCAGCCAAGACCAACCATTGTCCGTAATTATAGTACGTGCAGTTAACTGTCCTAGGGGGATCCAAGATACATCGGGATTACTGCCATCACTAAATAGTGCAGTAACTTTAACTAGAGCTTTAGCTGGGGTAAGTATTTCAGTGGAGTATGTATCAATCTGTAACTGAAGTGTCTCAGGTGTTACTGATATGGCTTCAATAGTTTGTGACATTGAGGCATTTGCATTCATGCAGAAGCATTTAGAATCATCTGTGCCGGCAGCATATATGGTAACAATACCAGTTGTAATCCAATTAGTAAGATCAGTGATGGCACTAGGATTACGTAATAAATTGATGGACTCAGTCAATGTGTTCACCACCTTAATCTAGATCAAATTGGCTCTTGTAGATAGACTGGCAGATAATCCTCCATCAAAGCCTATCTTAGAGCTAATGATGGTGAAGTTTCCCGGAGGTATTGCATCTATTATACTACTTATGTTCACTACATCCAATAACTCCACAGCGGGATTACATCGCACATCCACGAGCAACTTAGCCCGAGGATCCTGCACTATATCCATAATATTACTAATATACGAAGTGGCTTCCGTTTCCGATTGAATTAACTCCGAATCAATAGTAAGTGTTTGTGCATCTCCGGTACCCATTGTTTGTGTAACAGCTGAGGTAGTATTGGATATAACGCTACCGTATATATTAATAGACACAGTACTCAATACCGAAGAGGACAATGTTAATGTAAGTGCCCAAGGACTCCACGAAAAATCCACTATTTGCACGTCTTGCGTCCCCGCGATAACTATTTGATTTACTGCCGCAATCGGCCCATCTTGGAACATAATATCATTAATTACTGTGTTGCCAATAGGTACTATAATATCCGTCAATTGTGCTACAATTGTTGCCTCTTGCACAGTATGCATTGCGTAGTTTACTACTATTCCAGTAATGACACTACGGTTCAGTTGAGGATTATCAATCTGGGTAAGGTTACTATGGGTAAATGTTGCTACAGAAGCCCCGGTTTGTATTAGGGGCTTGACCGAAATAGAATCTAATCGAGATACAAATACACAACAATTACCTGCAATAACTAATTTCTGTAAAGCATTACCAAATGTACCCATTGGAATATATCCATAGGGCACAGGCAGGTCTAAGGAGGGATCAATAAAATAATCAGTAATTCCCATTGCTTCAAACAATTGAGCAAATAGCCCCGCAATTGTTGTATTGAGAGATAGGGACATTTTTGGAATTGTTTTAGAGGATAATCCATAAATGCGATCATATCCTACTAGTGTTGCTACAGTTCTTGTAGAGGGTGCACTCCAATCGCCAGAAAAGAATTTTCCTAAAGGTACATACTCGAACTGGGATGAATCTACTTCAACACCCACATATGGACTAAATACTATTTCATCCTTTAGTAGTCCATAGAAGGCACTAGATGTATTGCGCGCCACAAATCTGTTACCTGCATTAGATAAATCAATTACGCATTCATTTGAACTTACAGAACCCGCCGGATGAAATGTTTCCGAGGATGTTTCTTCCAAGAGATCAATATTTATAATATCATATCCCTCAAATATAACCGTCGAAATCAATCCAAATTGCATAATGCGTGCAGTGTTACTACTTGGGGCAATCTTAGTTATAGTAACGCGCACTTGTTCTGTTAATTTAGCTACTGTAGTAATACTCCATTCATACTTAGTATTATCAACTACATCTGAGACAGTTTCCCAAATTCCCGCCACTTTACGTTCAACTAGAAAATTAATGGGATAGTACCCGGGGATACCAATTAACCAAAAGTTACCTCCCAGGAGAGGTGTATTATACGTAACAATTAGAATTTCGGGAGTAGCAAATACACCATCTACACTAGCTACCTGACTACCCCACCAACCCTTTTGGGGGGCATTTAACGAATTCGGAAGATGCCCCACACAAGAATAATCTGTTGCATGTATTCGCCCATTACACACCTGGTCCGGAGCAGTAGAAGCGTCTTGTTGCGAAGTGGCCGTAGCTGTCGCAAATGGTAAAGATTGCTCCCCCAAAAAATGCATTATCACAGCACCTTTAACACTTCTGGAATCACTATCCACTGCCGCGCGAAATGCTGCAGATACACTAAGCACATTAATTCCTCCTTACTGCTCAATAAGATCAAATTTAAAATCTTTCCAATACCATACACCCTCTGTACGAAAACGTTTACGTGTAATATCTCCTACATACATAGTTTTGAGACGGGCCACCCCATCATCGTCATTATATTCCACGGTGAAGAACATATCCGTCCCGTATATGATGTTTTTTATTAGTACCAGTTCTGCTCCGGATATAACATTATACACAAGAAGTAGTTTTACCTTCTTGGCAATAAGATCCAACCTCATAGTGGCATCAGCTGTACGACTAGCTTTGGTTACATTGTACTCTTGAATATCACAATCAGATGGGGGTTTGATAGCAATGCCGTTAATGCGAATATTCATTCCTTCCGTCATTAACTTACCCCCCTTACTTGTTCGTTGAGTCTCACGGAACGCAACCTACGTTCCAATTCCGTGTAACTTCGCGTATCTCCAATCAACATTCCCACCTGTAGGACAATCTCACCTTTATTCGCACCAGCTCCCAAGATATCTAACCGCTGCACAATAGCATCTGCCAAAGCATTAGCTATAGTGGTAGCACCACCCCCACTAAGAGGAACAACCCCTTCTGGGCGATTGGCTTCGGATACCCGCACAATCTGATCACGAGTAACTACTCCGCCACGAGCCAGGTGGGCTATGGGCGGCACGTAGGGAACCCCGATGGTTCCACCGCCATACACGGACCCATTCGGCATCGTTATAGAAGGTGTTTCAAATGATAATTTGTTCCACAAGCCAGTGAATTTGTTGATAAGATCGATAACACTGTTAATAGAGCCTTTAATCACTTGCCCAATACCATCCCACTTCGCTTTTGCCGCAACCTTTAAGCTGTCCCAAACGTCCGAAATGCGATCTTTGATGCCCTGCCACTTATCTACTACCACTGTCTTAGTCTTGTCAATCTCCGATGCAGCAGCAGTCTTTACATTTGTGAAAGTAGTAACTACTGTTAACAGTAACACGGCAAAAGCCCCAGCCGCTAATTCTGCGGGTAAGAGCATAAAGGCTAAAACAATTGCAGCAACTGTTGCTACTACAATAGCTACAGTTTTTACTTGCCCACTTGCGAAAAAATCTGTTATATCTTCCCAGGTATCACTAACTCTCTTCTTCATATCCACTTTCCACTGTTCCACGATCTTGCCTAGTGAGGCTGCCCATCCTGCTACTATGTCTATACCATCGGTAACCCACATGGCTAGTTCTGCTTGTGTGTCTGCCGACCAATCACTAATAGACTTAAGTGCCCCGGCTAGAGCGAGTCCTAAAACAACTCCTAGATTTAATCCCCAATCACTTATGGATTTTACTCCATCAATAGTCCATTGTCCTAGTATTGCTCCAGTCTGTGTAGCCCAACCACTGATAGGTTTGACCCCGTTAACCCACCAACCATCCAACAACGTGTTAAAATCATTTGCCCAGCCTTGTACCGTCTGTGTACCGGTTTGACGCCAACCCTCAAGAATTCTACCCGCTTCACCTACCCAATCTTCTAAAAGTCGTCTGGCTTTCTCTAATACGGGTGCTGGATCTGTGTCCATGTCGGGCAATCTCGGTATTATGGGAGGGGGTATAATGGGTACAGGAAAATGCAATACAGGTAGCGTGGGTATAATAGGAAGAATAGGGGGTGGTAAAATTGGAGGAGGTAGTGTTATGGGACTTGTGCTTCCTGTTGGAGGGATATCCACATGAGGAATTGTAATATCAGGTAAATTTGGAACCTTGATGTCGGGTATCTTTAAACCGCCGCCTCCGCCGTCACCGTTGGGATCCTCGATTTGGAACACTTCATCAAAAGCTAGGATGTTATCCTGCACTTTTTTACCTGCTTTTTCTGCTGAATCACCAAACTCGTCCCAAGCATCTCCACCTTCAATAATCTTCTCATTGAAGATATCTTGTTGCCCCAGTGTAGCATCATCGGTTAACGCAAATGAATCACCATTCATTCCCATAAGTCCCATCATCTGCTTCATTACACGATCTAACCAAGCACTTACAGTAGCTGAGGACATTGCCAAACCTAATAAAGCCGCCGAAATAAGCATGATAACAGCTGTAACAGGATTCTTGGTCATAGCAATATATAAAACAGATATCGTTTTACTGAGTAACATAACTGCTCCTGCTACGGCTTTAGCAATCCCTAAAACTCTGATGGCCCATGACAGATGCAGAATCATAGCCGTTGCCGCCCCGGCACTCATTAAGGCAAGAATAGCCATACCTAAATACTTGACCCCAGGAACACTATGTGATGCCCAATAGGCCAGTCTGGAGATTGCATTAGTTACTGAAGCAACAACGGGTAAAAGTAATGCCAATCCGCGAAATATGAATTCATTCAAGGCACTGGCCGCTGGGCCAAAAGCTGCCACCAAACGTTTTACGTTATTAGTAATATTACCGATACTGGTAAATACAATACGTGCAGTGGCCTGCAATTTTGGAGGAAACAGGGCATCTATGATTCCTCCTGTCCCGAACTTCCTACCTTCCATACGCACACGCTCAAGACCATCAGCAACTTTCGTTACAAAAGCGTTATATGAGGCCATAGGAGTCTTAAGAAGGTCCCGACTGATAAATAATAGATTGTCTTTAATAGTGCTAACTAAACCTAGAGTAGTTTTCTGAATTGCATCTGCTGCCCCACCATAACGTTTTTCGATACCCGTCATCAGAGCCGCTAGAGCCACTTCTCCGGGAATTGCTTGTTTTCCTATATTTTGTATCTGCTCTGCGGTAAGACCTAACTCTTCTTGCAGTATCTTATTTGCAGGAATACCTGCTAGAATCAATTCCCTTATCTCTCTGGCAGATGTCTTACTGGAGTTCTTAATTTGTCCTAAAGTGATAGTCATGCGCGAAAGTAGTAAAGGATCCTGATTACCACTCAAGGCCATAACGTCAGCCAAACTACGTAAAACAGGTATTACATTCTTTGCTTCAAAACCCATAGCCTGTAAACGTCTGGCACCTCTAGTAGCATCTTCCATACTGAAGGGAGTCTTAGCCGCAAAATCTTCCATGGCCCCAATAAATTGTGTGGATTTTTGGGCACTGCCCATCATAAATTCAAATGATACAGCCGCTTGCTCCATCATTAAGCTGAAATGTACTACCTCGTCAGTAGCTTCACGTATTGATCTGATCAAACCGTAAAAAGCTTGAGAGATGAGAATACCTGTGATGATTCTACTAATGTCTTTCATATAACCGGAAACATTTTGACTCATTCTTCTTGCTGCCCGATCAGTTTCACTTAAAGCTGCTTGGGGCCCAGTACCAAATGAACTAGACATCGCACTACCGGCATTTCGTGACGCTGTTACTGCTACATTTAGTCCCGCAGAAAATTGGGTAGTACGAAGGGAGAGATCTGCAAATAAGTCAGCAACATGACCACTCATTTCTTATCCCTCCCTTCTAAAATAGCACTTGATCAATAAAGTGTTGCACTTTTTTGGGTTGCACTTTCTCCTTATCAGGATTATTTACCTCCCCATGAATCTTGGTTAAAACACTCAACTTTCGTGGGGTGCAATTCCAAAACTCTGTATCGGATAAGTGCAGAACGACTTTTCCCATGTAGTATAAATAGGACCAATCCCAGCCGTCATCAATAGGCATCTTATCTTCTATTGTGACGGCGTCTAGTTTCCCTCCAGAGCTCCCGACACTTGGGCGACAGATATCGTTGTGACATCTTCAGCTGCTGGCAAAGCTCCAGTCATTGCTTCGGTGAGACTTGCGGACAATTCGGCCAGATCGCTTATTCCAATCATTGCGCCTACTTGTTTTTCTGTAAGAGTTTCTTCTTCATGGATTAATCCACACCATAATAATGTTCTGATACCTTTAATGGTACCACTTTGTAACACTTGCATAGCTTTATCTACAGAACCATAACGTTCCTCTAGCTCAGCAAAAGAATTCAAGTCGAACTTGAGAGTACGCGGTTTATCCAATTCAACCCGCACACCTTTATTTCTTACGGATGCCACATTACTCATTTTTAAATTTCATCCCTTCATACTAAATAATGGGGGGGGGGGACTGCTTAACATATTAAGCAGTCGTGAAGGAAACCAGTTTAGCCGTAGCCAAGTGATTACCCGCCCTATCTTGTATACTGGAAGAGGCAGCTGCCCAATATTTGGATGCAGCAGATAGGTTAACAGTAGGATCAAACGTCACTTGCGTGTAGGCCGCGTTAACAGTAAGAGCACCCGCTACAGCAGAATTATCTGCATCCTTGAATACAAAGAAATTATCAGAATTCACGGAGGAAGGTAATATGGCCTCATCGAAATTCCAAACCATATTACTCGTCACTGCTACTCCAACTGCGGCGTTAACGGGCACTGTAGTAGCTATAGTAGGCGGTGTAGTATCTGCAGTACCCTCGACGGCACTAAACCAAGCAGTTCCCATAGAAGCTACATAATCCGCGGCATCCTCATCAGTGGTCTTTTGCCACAAGTCATCTCCATCACGCTTAACGAAGTTTCCCTTGATGGAGGGTGTTTGAAAGGCCAACTTGTCAGATTTTGTAGCCCCTTTTTGCTCAGGAGCTGCAAATTTACCTTTCACAAGCCACACAAAACGATATTTACCATTAGATTTTAGTGATTGGAATCCAATGGCCACCCAAGGAGGTACATCAGAACTCTTGCGCAGTAATACCCCACCCACAATGGCGTGTCCCAACAAAACCCCCTGCACCTCAAGGGGCAAATCTGCCACTGTTAAGTCTAAAGTAATCTGCCCTAATGTGGATGCTGTTTCCATGGGGCCATCATCCGCAAACAATGTCTCATTAGATGCATTGGGATTAATATCTGCCGTAATAACCCCAGGAATAGCAACTGGGGCACTGTATGTGATTGTGCCCACTTCATCACTAGTTAGTAAGGCGTAGTGTAAATTGTTTAAACCAATAGTAACGCCGTCCATTTATTTACCTCCTTCTTTTTAATCTCCTAATGTAGTGATACCCAAGTTAAATACAAATAAAGTTCGCGCCTGTTTATCCTCTTGAAATTTAATTGGCGTGTGTCTACCATGCATTATACCCCACCGTGTCGGGGTGAGATGTACAAGTTCGTGTTGAGGATTAATCAAGAACTTATACAACCCCCAACTGGTACGCCGGGCATCCTCATAGGTATTAGCACGTACAATTACTTGCACGGATCTATCTGTAGCCCCTATACCCACACTACCCGGAGATCCAATATACTCAGAAAGAACGATAACGGTATCGGGAGAGTCGGGAATTTTGTCACGAAATAAATCCACCCCATCGGCTACCGCAAGTTCTCCGGCTATTAAGTATTCCTCAATGTCCTTAAGCAAGTCTGACACGTGGGCG